CGGCATTTGTATGGGTGCTTATTGGGCTGGGTCTAGATATTTTGACCTTCTTGACGGGTTAGATGCGGTTCAATATATCAAGCGACCAACGGCTGAGATACGCCGAAGCTATGGCACGGTCGCAGATATTGAATGGCTAGGTCAAAAAGAAAAGATGTTTTTCTACGACGGTTGTGTCTTTACAGGACGCGGTTACTATGATACAATTGCTAAATACGCTAATGACGAACCAATGGCTATTATCCAAGGCAATCTTGGTTTGATTGGTTGTCATCCTGAAAGCGAAGAGTTCTGGTATAAAAAACCATATAAGTATCTTGATGGATATTGGCACGACGGTAGACATCATAAATTACTATTAGATTTCGTGAACAAATTATGGAGAGTTGGCTGAGTGGCCTAAAGCTCACGTTTGCTAAATGTGCGTACCCTAATCGGTACCGTGGGTTCGAATCCCACACTCTCCGCCATTAACAGGTGACAAATGACATACTATGATTCGAGTAAATTCCCTCACATTCAGAATAATTTCTTGACGAACGAAGAGTGTGACGCTATAGTAGCGTTCACGAATGATAATATTCATTTGTTTGATAGTCATGATTCAGATCACGGCTTTTGGTCTAAGCGAGTTATTAACCATCATATGATACCAAATCAACAACTACAGAACAGACTGATTTCTATCAGCCATTCTGTTGCAGCGATACTAAGCCAGTTGGCTTCAGATAAACGACCATTGTTTCCAGATACGCTACAGATTGTTCGTTGGTTGAATGGATACGAGTTGCATCCCCATGCAGACAAAGAAAACCCGAATGGCTCGGCGCACCCGTTTCCTTGGCGCGATTTCGGTACGGTCATCTATCTGAATGATGATTTCGATGGTGGTCAAATCTACTGGCCCAATAAAGGAATAGAATGGAAACCAGTCAAGGGTTCGCTCGCAGTATTCCCAGGCACGTTAGAATTCTTACACGGAGTCAGGAACGTTCCTAACGGCGTGAGATATACCATTCCGTCATTCTACACTTATGATGAAACTAAGGTGATATAGTCATGACGTCAATAGTCACAGACAAAAACAAAATCGTTGCTATTCCGCATTCTAAAGATATCGGATATCTGTGCGGAGCACAATACAAATCACTAAAGAATGAAAAGCGCCGCGATTGGTTTAGTGATCACGCATATTTGTGTTTGCCACTAGTTATTGGCAATCAGTATGGTTTTGTTGTTCGTTCTGAACATTCGTTTGACGCATATTGGGATGGTGGTCAGGGTCCAGACGCTACTCGTATCATCTTTACGGAAAAAACTCAAACGACTGGTCAAGCGATTTCTTCTCATTTCGGTTTGGGTATTATCACGGTTCAGAATAGCTTTACTCTAAGAACGCCAGATGGTGTTAATCTGATGACTATTAATCCCCCTAATCATTTTATTGATGGGATTGGTCATATGACTGGAGTAGTGGAAACGGATAATCTCCGTAGAGATTTCACATTCAACTTGAAACTTACTCGGTCTAACTATTGGGTGTCTGTGAATAAGGGTGATTGGATTGGATGCTTTATTCCTATCCCTAGATATTATGTAGATTCCTTTGAAATGGTTGACGCTAAAGATTATCTCACGCAAGAGCAAATCGACACTGAAATTCAATGTGCTAATGATTTCGCTAAAGAACGTAGGACTACTGATAAGGAAAAATCGCATGAAGCTGGTCGTAGATATTTCAATGGTGAGGATATCTATGGCAATAAATTCGAAGATCACCAAAAGAGAGTTAAGGACTAATGGTTCAGTACACTTGGCGACAGTTTCCTAATCGAGGATTCCTCGAGCTTGATGTGCCGGAAAATGTTCTAGTTCCGCTTAAAGAAGAAGTAGAAAAGATATCACGCTCGCGTGAATCAACCACTGCTTTTAATAAAAGCCTTCTAGGACAAATTGAAAACGAATATATCCTTAGTGATACTAAAGATATCATTTTTCCTCTTCTGTATGAATTAGCTGAAGAGTATGATAAACAATTTTCATATACTGCTCATATAAGCCAAACAATGAAACATCCTGAAAAACAGATACAAGGATATAGCTTAGATTCTTACTGGGTAAATTTCCAAAAGAAACATGAGTATAATCCGCTCCATCAACATGGAGGCGTATATAGTTTTGTTATTTGGTTGAAAATTCCTTTCAATATTGAGGATGAACTTAATTATGCTAATTCTAAAAATGCTGTAACTCAACGCAATTCTACGTTTGCTTTTCAGTACACAGACATCTTAGGTGCTTCTAGCGACTATATAATTCCAGTAGATAAGTCGTACGAAGGTAAGATGATATTTTTTCCTGCGAAACTATGGCATTGTGTGTGCCCTTTCTTTACTTCTGATGAAGAAAGAATATCTGTCAGTGGCAATCTTTTCTTTAAGGTATGATATGAAAAAGATAATGGGAATGTTAGGTCTATTGTTGTTCACTCCTTCTCACGCGAGCGAGTTATCTATCATAGGTCACGGATTTTCGAAACATCTTGAAAATCATAATTTTAATGAAAGAGCTTATGGTGCTGGTTTAAGATATGATAATGAATCTTATGGGATTCAAGCCGGTAGCTATCACAACAGCCTCCGTAAAAATAGCACATATGCTGGATTAGATTGGAGCCCTATTCATTCTAATATCACGGGATGTCTAAATTATCAAATAGGATTGTTCATAGGCGGAGCAACTGGATATAAATACTCTGTGACGCCTTTGTCTGGTGCTCAAGCATCTCTTAGATGTAAGAACGCTTTTGTGCGAGTAAGGGTGATGCCGGATATCTATTACAATTCAAAGTTTGTAGGCGCAGTAGAATTCGGATATGTTATTGCGAAATTTTAAGTATCGGTGAAGTGTTACGGTAGCACATCAGTCTCCAAAACTGAGGGCCTGGGTTCGACTCCTAGCACCGGTGCCATTAGGGATTAGTTCAGTTGGTAGAACGCCAGACTCTGACTCTGGATGTCCGAGGTTCGAGTCCTTGATCCCTAGCCAATTAAGTTAAGGTGCCTGAGGTAGATGGTAAATCGCGGGACTGCAAATCCTTGAGAACCCAGTTCGATTCTGGGAGGCACCTCCAACTTGTCTCGGTAGCTCAACTGGATAGAGCATCGCGCTACGAACGCGAAGGTTGGAGGTTCGAATCCTTCTCGGGACACCAATTCGCGGAGGTAGCTCAGTGGTAGAGCTCTTGCTTGCCAAGCAAGTGGTCGTGGGTTCGACCCCCATTCTCCGCTCCAATATAGCCCTTGTAGTCCAACTGGTAGAGGCGCTCGCCTTAGAAGCGAGATGGTGGGGGTTCGAATCCCTCCAAGGGCACCATTCTTTAAATGAAAAAGTGTCATGATGCAAAAGATGAATATCGACGAAGTCCGTGAGTATATCGCTAACAGCTCAGAAAGCACATCCATTTACATTGGAGCTGATAGCGAGCGCTATCGTGGTCGCGACAATCAGTGGTATGCCGACTACACTGTTGCTGTAGTTATACACATTGATGGTTCACGTGGATGCAAGGTATTCGGAGACATCGTAACCGAACGCGACTACGATAAGCGTCACGATCGTCCAGCCTATCGCTTAATGAACGAAGTGTATAAGGCTTCTGCTATGTATCTAGAACTGTTCGAAGCAATCGGTGATAGACACGTTGAAGTTCATCTCGATATCAATCCCGATGAACTCCATGGTTCTAGCTGCGTCATTCAGCAAGCAACTGGATATATCCGTGGCATGTGTGGATTTGCCCCTAAGGTGAAACCAGAAGCATTCGCTGCTTCGTATGCGGCAGACAGACTGAAAGAGATCCTTTCGTCTTAGAATAAGCGCGGATAGCTTAGTGGCTAAAGCCGGCCGCTCATAACGGTCAGATCGGGGGTTCGAGTCCCTCTCCGCGCACCATATATACTAGCATGAAAATAGCACTTTGTTTATCTGGTCAACCTCG